GCTCTGCGTGAAATAACCTAGGAATTAAAAGCATTCCTTATGATCATTAACACATCAGAGTTTCTCTCTGTTTGTGAAGACTATTCTAGTCAAGCATTAAAGCTTTTAAATAAAAAGTCCTCAAGTCAGAGGCAAGTGTTACATCATGATGATGATGAATATAAATATGAATTGATGTTTACCTCGTTAAGAAGTATACTCACACCATTTGTGTTTTTAACCAAATGGATAAGTAAATCATCAATAGATATCATTCATCATGATGTTTGTTTTTTAGTTGAATTTTTAATTCAATCTTATGAAAACGGCTGTTTAGTACAGGACCTTAAGCTATTAGGGGTGGTTTGTTTAAATCCACTTAAAATTAGAGAACCAGCAAACTGGACACTTCTTACGAAGATGTTCAGAGGTGGTCTCCTGAAAACCCTTAAGCTCATGGCTTTTAATATTAACAGTCAACGTCAGTCACGTAATCATTGTGCTTACAGATTCTTTTATTCAATGAACCAGGCAAAGTGTGGAATTACTTCCATACCAAACCAGGACATCTATAACAATATGTTAAATTGGAAAAAAGCCATAAGTACAAAAGATGATCAAAAGATCGAGAATCGTGCTGAATTTGCGTTAGAGTTTGCTACACATTTGATCTATCAAGATCACGATTTCGACTATACAATTGTTAAACCAAAGCTCCCAATGGGAGCTACCTTCACACATAAGCGTGGAGAATTAGCATTTGTCGAAAGAGAGATTATTGATCAGTTAACCAGTGATGGTCCATTACATAAAGTGGAAGCAGACATCGTTTTCAAAGATCGTTTACTACGACATTATCAAAAGATTCCAAGGAATAATAAGGCTAAGTTAGTGATACTAACTGAACCGCTTAAACTTCGGACATTGACAATCGCGGATGTAAATTATCAGTTCGGTTGCAGAGATTTCCAAAAATACCTAATAAATGGGTGGAAGAGCAGTCCATACTCGACTATGCATGATAATGCAATCGAGAATTATATGAATTGTGACTCCCAGTACTTAGAAGGTGAGATTTCTCACAGTGTTGACTACACTGCAGCGACTGATAAAATTAAAAGTAAAGCAACTAAAATGGTATTGAAAGAGTTGTTCGAAATGAACCAGGTTGATCCTGAATTTCGTTCTTATATCTTGTCCGCCGTTTCAGGCAGGGATTTAAATTTCTTTGATTTGAAGTTCCTAAATGAACGGTGTCTCGGTGTCGGTAAATCTTTAAAAAAGAAACATTCCGGCGAGTTCAAACAAGCTACTGGACAAATGATGGGTAATCCGCTTTCATTTGCATTACTTTGTGTTATAAATTTATCTACATTTTTACGTGCAGATTTAGAGGGTACTCCCTTCTTTGAAGAAGCATATAAATTATGGAAGTTAACAAAGAAATGTTCAAATGACGTACGAGCTTTAAATGGTTTTTGGAATCGACCGCAAGGTCTGTCCAAATTCTTTAATTGGAAAGAGACGATCCGTACGTATAGAGGATTATTAAAGTCAAAACCTGAGTTTAATGAATATATGAGATTGTTGGTGAATGGGGATGATGCTCTAAAAAAGCGTATGTACGAGGTTAATGTCGAAAAACAGCAAAAATTTGCTGGTGACGTTGGTCTTGTTGTTAATCCCTCCAAATCAATAAAAATGCGTAATCTAGCTAACATAAACTCCCG